ATCTCCAAGTGATGGGTGTGGAACAGGGGGAAAATGTTTCCCGTGGAACATCCGCCACGGGTCGGCGTTTAAACATTAGTCGTTCAGGAAGACACCGAGCGAGTCATTGCCACAGCACGGGCAGATGGCTTTCTCAGGAACACGCGCCCATTGGGTCGCGCTGATACGGGCAGTCCACTCGCAGTCGCCGCACCACATTTTCAGCAGTCGAGTACCCTGCTTTTTGCGGCTGTTCGGGTCAACCTTGGCATGCGGATACACGCCCAAGGCGGTCACGATGTCGGTGATTTTGGCTTGCAGTTCTTCACCGGCAACGGTGGAGGTCAGCGCACCGGTCAGACCGATGGCACGGGCGATGCGTTTAAACTCACCCTTGTGACCTGCCTGAACCCCTGCGAAGACATGCACAAGTTCGTGGGCGAGGACGGCGATGACATCGGCAGGGTTGTCGAGGATGGGATTGATGAACACCTCGCAAGTGCCGTCTGCGGAGATGGACGGGTCAAAGGCTTGCCCGATGGTGACCTTGCCAGTCCGTGAGCCACGGAAGCCGATAGGGAAACCGCAGGACACACGGTACTTTTTCGATTCCCAGTCAGACGGGGCGATGTCGGCGGCGGTGAAGACGCTGTGTTGGAGCATGACAGCGGCGGCGGCAAGATAGGTTTCGCGTTCGGTAAACATAGGTAAATCTCCGTTGGTTGGATTAGCGGTTGATGAGAAAAAAGACCGTGCCGTTCAGCACGAAAAACGGTTGGATGTCGGCTTCATCGAGCAGGAAAATGCCGCCGTTTTGGAACACTTGATTCAGGTCATTCATGGGTGATTCTCCGTTGTTGGATGGTGGTGGATGTGTGATGCGGTAGTACGCAAAAGCCGCCCCGATGGGAGCGGCTTTAACCTATTACCGTTTAAACTTATTCTTCGCCGCCTTCGTCTTCGTCTTCGTCTTCGGTTTCAAGTTCGGCGAGACGGGCTTCAAGGTCGGACAGTTCAACGCTTCGAGCGATGGTGACGCACAGGCGGTACAGGTCGATGGCGGCTTGCGCCTCATCGATGGACTTGGTGTTCTCAAAATTGTCCTCGCATTCCTCAAGGGCGGCGAGGGTGTTTTCAAAGCGGCAATAGGACAGGTTGTACATGGGTGATTCTCCGTTGTTGTGGATGGGTGATACGCAACAGCCGCCCTGAACATGAGCGGCTGTAACCTAGCACCGTGGATACGGTTAAACGCCGCATTGCGCGGCTTGATTGAGGTCGATGGCGTTGCGCCCCCTCATGGTCATGCTGTCCTGCGTTGCGCTAGGACGAGCCTTTAGACTCTCTCGGACGAAGCAGGGACTACCTACCACTCGTTTCCGCTCAGTATGTTTATCGTGGCGTTCAGTTTCCACGGGTCAGGGCGGTTAAACCCGACAGGTATCGCGCCTGTCCCCACGCACCCAATCCTGTAATTTCGTTCTACCGGATGGTCGCATCGGCGTTTCGCCTCTGCACTTCGACCAACTGCCGGAAGCTGTGTCCGCGCCGTTGATGTACACAGATTACCGGTTTCCAGTCACCTGTCAACAGGTAACAGTAAAATAATCCTGAAATGGCGGTAAGTGACTGATGGAGAAGGAAAAGAATTTTCGATTTAAACCCCTTTCAGCACCGAAATCGCGGCGAAATCCGTCTAAACTGCGCAGGATTTTCGACCCTGCACGACTGCCCTGATGGATGCGAAATGGATTAAACGCGATGCAGTAGAAAACGCTGAAAGCCGCATGGTTACTGGGCTACAGCATCATGTGTAAACATCGCATCAAGTAAGCGATAACGCTACAAGCCGCGCCACGACTGGGTTTCAGGCACATCGACACAGATTCACACATCGCATCGCATCGATGACAAACATGCAGATGGCTACAAGCCGCACCAACACTCGCTCTCAGCACTACAGCATCACGCAACGGATGCAACGCAACGCGATATGCGCGGAACATCAACAGCACGGAAAGCCAAGCGCACCAAGGGCTACAGCATGATGACAGTCACCGATAACACGCACCACGCATGCACATCGAATCATACACACAACGCTACAGCCCGCGAACTACAAGGCTTTCAGCACGATGCAAAGTAATGCTACACTCGCATCAACAACGCAACGGAGACGCAAACATGGCAGGAAAAAAAGACACCTTCGGACTGACTGCAAAACAGCTAAGATTCGCTCAGGGCGCGGTCTCTGGCATGTCTCTGGCTGACGCATATCGTCAGGCATACGATGCCGAAAACATGACAGCGAAAGCGATTCAGGTGGAAGCAAGTAGGCTTGCAAGCCGCGCTGATATTGCCCTAGCGATGGAATCGATAAGTGCGAAAAAGGCGAAGGAAATGCAGGTTCTGACGGTCTCTGACCGTGACAATCTGCTGACCAAGTTGCGCTCATGGACTAACGGAGAGGCTGTTGCGACAGCTTCTCAGCTTCGTGCCGCTGAGTTACTGGGCAAGGCATGCGGTCTGTATCGTGATGTCATCGAGCATACTGGCACACGGTCTGCATCCGACATCCTCGCCGACATCGAGTCACGGTTAAACGCTATCGCTCCGACTACGCCAGACGATTCCGATTCAGCTCCGACAGCTCACTGACCACGGCACACTGGTCTGACCTGTGTCACCTGTTCCAGCCTGTTTAAATCCATCCGACATGATGGGCATCGCTCGCCCTCGCGTGCATGTGCGCGGTAGTAACCGTGCGCGTGCGCGTTACCCTTCGCGCTCGCATGCGCTCGCGTGCGCACTCGCCCGTGCGCGTTCCCTTCCGCGCATACGCGCATGTGCATACCCCCACACCCCCCTGTGCGTGCCTGAGCATGGGGTTGTATATACATAAGATTTTGCTCAAACGATGTCGCTACTTTGGCTTTATCCCACCCCAAGTCGTTGATTTTGCGCAGTTTTTTATTTCACAAAAATTTTTTGCAAATTTTTTGGCATATTTAAACGAAAACCATTGACAAAGCCAGAGAAATATGATAGAATCGGAATCGCAATACGAGATGGGGACGAAGGAAACCATTCAAATCCACCCTGAAATTGAGGAATTGTTGTTTGGATGGGTGATTTTGGATGAGTCCACATCGATACTGTAGGGTTGGTACTCTGAAATGGGACTTTGATACTGGGTTTTGACTCAGTGCTTCAGTCCCATTTTCATTACACGGTGTAATTACACTGGTAGTCTTTGGAAATATGATGGAAACGGGGCTATTGCGCCCTGCAAAAACGAGGATTTTCGATGGGTTTGACCGCCGAGATGGTGCAACGGATACGGGCTTTGCCGCCTTCCCAGCAACAGGAGTTCGCCCAGCTTCTGGAGGAGTACCAGAAGGCGGTTGATAAGGAGGAATGCCGGACGAGCTTCCTCAAATTTGTGGAAAAGGTGTGGCCGACCTTCATTTCGGGCCGTCATCACCGGATTATGGCCGAGAAGTTTGAGGCCATCGCCCGTGGAGACCTGAAGAGGCTCATCATCTGCATGCCGCCCCGGCATACCAAGTCCGAGTTCGGCTCGTTTTTGCTCCCTTCGTGGTTTTTGGGGCTGTTCCCGCACAAAAAGGTGATTCAGGCCTCCCACACCGCCGAGTTGGCCGTGGGTTTCGGTCGAAAGGTGCGAAATCTGGTGGACACCGAGACCTACAGCGATATTTTCCCCGATTTGGAGCTTCGTTCTGACTCCAAGGCCGCCGGACGCTGGGATACCTCCAATGGAGGGAGCTACTTCGCTATCGGTATCGGCGGCGCGGTGACGGGTAAAGGTGCCGACCTCCTCATCATCGATGACCCGCATGATGAACAGGAAGGCCAGTCCGGCGACCCCACCGTTTTTGACCATGCCTACGAATGGTACACCTCCGGCCCGCGTCAACGACTCCAGCCGGGAGGGGCCATCGTCATCATCGCCACCCGCTGGTCGAAGCGCGACCTCATCGGCCAAGTCCTGAAGGCCGCCGCGATGCGCGAGGGCGTGGATGAATGGGAAGTCATCGAGTTTCCCGCCATCATGCCTTCCGGAACACCGCTCTGGCCGGAGTTCTGGCCGCTGGAAGAGCTGGAGGCCATCAAGGCCGAAATCCCGATTCACAAGTGGGAGGCCCAGTACCAGCAAAACCCGGTCTCCGAGGGGGCCGCGCTGGTTAAACGCGAGTGGTGGAAGCAGTGGCCGTCCACCACCCCACCGCCCTGCGACTACCTGATTCAGTCGTGGGACACCGCTTTTCTCAAAAATCAGCGGGCCGACTACTCCGCCTGCACCACATGGGGCGTGTTCTACCACCCCGACCCGGACACCGGCCAGACCGAGGCCAACATCATCCTGCTCGATGCCTACCGCGAGAAGATGGAGTTCCCGACCCTGAAGAAACGCGCTCAGGAGATGTACACCTACTGGCAACCCGACAATGTGCTGGTCGAGGCCAAAGCCGCCGGTATCCCCCTCATCTTTGAACTCCGGGCAA